GAGCGTGCCAACGTCCACAAAACTTCTTCCGTTGCTTCCTGCATCCACTTTTTAACTTCCGGCAAATCACGCATTTCACGGTTGGAGTGCTGCAAAAATAGCCACTTTGAGCTTTCCGGTGTCAAATAGTTTGCAAGTCCGGCAGCCAAAACATCGGCACAATCCAACGAAGTTGAGTCCAAAAGCGCATGCAACTGACTTCCTTTGTTCTTTTCCTCGGTGATATTTGCGCCTTCCACATAGAAATAATTATGCAGTTTCTGGTACAAGCTGTCAAAATCCGTGCGCGATGATTTCAAATCGCTATAGTTTTTGACTATCTTTTCAGCTGACAATTCCATAATTAACCGCCTTCCATTTTCTTTTTGCCGATTTTGGCCTGCTTCAACTGCTCATGGAGCTTTCTGTTCGTTTCGTTCAAGTCAACATATTCGGCGTTCCGGTTGGCTTCCGCCGCTGCCACATGCGCCGCATCAAGCCGTTCCTGTTCTTTCTTTTCGTCTTCCATCATTTTAACCACCCAGATTTGTTTTATTTCCACCGAGCAGCGTTGAAACTACGGTGTTTTTGCGCTTTCTAATGCTTTCCAAAAGCGAGTTGTTACCGCCACTGTACGTCCCCAAAGACGAGCCGGAAGAAATATCCTGATATTCGGCGTTCCGGTTTTCATTGGCAGCATCATAGTGTGCTTTGTCCGCCTCGCTATATTCGGTATAAACGCCGTCAAGCATACGTCCTTGTCCGGCAGCAACCTTTTGAGCATCCGTCATAGCGGCCGTTTTTGATAACGAGTGCGCCAAGCCGACCGATTTGAGCAATTTCTTTGCGCTTCCCATAACATCAACTCCCTAAAAGCGTTCTTTTTCTCTTGGTTGCCGCTGCCGTATCCGACACGTCCCCAAGTGCTGTCGTGTAATATGTCCGGCTCTGACTTGCCGAATAGGCTCGCCGGCTTGCATTGGCCTTTTCGGCAGCCGTTGCTGCGGCGTTCTTCTGTTCCTCAATAAGGGCATTCGCCGCGGCTGTTTGATCTGCGACTGCATCTTTCAGCGCATTCGCTCCGGTGATCTCGCCAACAAGATTAGAGGCATCTATAAAGCCTCCGGAATTGTCCGTAAGTGACACACCGCCGTAACTTACCGCGTTCGTAGCAGCATTCGCTACACCCATAACATCGCCTTTAACCGCCGATTTTACTATGTTGACCGGAGCCGACACAAAAGATTTTACTGCTTTTTTCGCGCTTCCCATTTTAAGAAATCTCCTTTTTCATTGTGGCGACCTTATAACCATTGTGTTCAAGGTATTTGAAAAGCCTGTCGCCCAAATGGCTTCCCTGCACGAGGTATTTGCAGTCAAACGCCCTCGCTAATTCCTCAAACTTCCTTTGCAACTTCAGAAATACGCGGATATTCCGGCATTCCTTTTTAACATAATAGGATACGATATGCATTTCGCGCCGGCACCACATATCACAGTCAATCGTCAATACGGCTTCAAACTCCGGCTCAAAGATAAATATACATTGATCTTTCACAGCGCGCATATAGCGTTGACACGCAGGTGTCAGAGCCTCAAGTCCAAATTCTTTGTTGACGGCATCAATCCAACCGTCAATCGTATCCAATCCGGCATTTGTTCCCAATAAAATATTCAATTCCGCCCTCCCTAGTATCCGGCAATGGCAAACAGACTTTGCGAAGAAGACATTTCATCACGTCTCCGCCGCATCTCTCTTTCATAGCTTGGCCGTGCGTTCAATGGTGCGATTGCCACCTGTTCGGTCATAGCAAGCGCATCCACGCAGTCAATGTATTCGCTTTTGATGGCGTCCTTGGTCACTCCGGCAAGCTCCGACTTAAACTCCGTCAGCCAATCCGCATCATCTTCAAAAAAGATTGTATGTGCCTTAAACCGCGGCTGCAGCAGCTTAATTCGTTCCAGTTTGCTGCCCTGCTTGGCATGTTCCAACGGCACAACGTTAAAAAATATATTTCTCCGGCTCATCTCTTTCATGAAAAAGGGCTTCATCACCTGTTCCCACCAACCTTTTTCAATATAAAAGTTCTGCAGCCGGTACTTCGCAACCATAGAAAAGATTATTTCAATCATTTCCGCCGAGTCCCAACGCCCGTATTTCACGTCCAACAAAAACCAATGATTGTCCGCATCAACACCGGTTAAGGTAATCGCCCGATAACAGCTTTCCGGATTAGGCGAGCTTGCCGGATCAAGGCAGGCATACAAATTGCAGCGTTTCACAAGGTCATCGTGCATGTGCCGCGAAAAATATCTAAAATCTTCCTCTCGAAAGACTTTGCTTTCTTCGGCAACGGCCACGCACATCTTTTCGGCCATCCATATATCAAGTTTGCCGAGCTTGGTATAGTCTTCCTTTTCACGTTCAATGTCTTCAAGGCTTTCTTTTTCCGGCCATGTCGGTTTTCCGTCAATCATCACCGGAATTTTAATCGCATCAAACTTCAAGTGTTCGGCATTTGCAATGCAGCGTTCAATCACACACTTTTCGCCGAGGTTATTTCCGATCATGAATATGCGGCTTGTCCGGCCTAAAAAGATGACGTCCGACAAAAACCAATCCCAGTCCGCCGACAATATCGTTTCCGAGCGGCTATCTTCTTTGTCTTGGATGTCGTCCAAAATAACGATAGACGGCCGGCGATCCTGATTGGACAATCCTCTGATGCCCGAACCTTTACCGTAAGCCTCAATCCTGATATTGACCTTTTCGCCAAATTCGTTGAGAACATCCACCGAAAACGCATTCATAGATTGTTCTTTTATCTCCACCAAATTGTGCCTAAGCAACGGATTTGCTTGGTATTCGGCAATAATATCTTTCAGCTTGGCAGATGCCGAACGCTGATTTTGCTTAATAATAACAATAAAATCAAGTCCGCGCTTCGGATACGCAAGGCAATGCAGCGGAAACGTGCGCAGCGCATAGCTTGATTTGCCGGACTCGCGAAACATCTCTATTGCGACATGGTGTGTAGATTGCAGCAGCAAATCCGATAACCGGTAATGAAAAGAGGCCGGAGCCAATTCCTTTTCCGGATCATTTGCAAGCACCACAAAGCGAAACGGCACCAAATTATTTGCCATTTCTTTTTTTACGTTTACCGGTATGTTTAAGCTCATAAGCCTTTGCCTTTTCTTCCGTTCGCTTGGTAAACAGCGAATAATCGTTAATGTTGGTGTCCACAATCTGTTTGTCTTTCCAGCCGTGATTCTTCAGCCAGAAAATCGCTCCGGTTGCTTTCCCGATATACAAATGTTGTTCGGCATAATCCTCAATGCGCATTATCGCCTTTTTTATTGTGCAAGAAAAAACAGGCCTTTCTTTATAATCATATATTGATTGCCTGTCTTCAAAGCCCAGAGCCGCAGCTAAGCCGGCAACGGTTGGCGGATGCGGAATCATAACTGGCTGTCCGGTCTTGTCCGTAATGATTTCGCCGTCCTCGCCGTATAAGACTTCGTCCCTGCATTTATCAAAATACGCATCAATCGCAGCTTGTAGTTCCTTTTCAGTCCTATATTTTAAGATCCTTCCCATACATTATCCTTTCGGGTGCAAGAAAAGAACAGACAGCAGACACTATTCGCTATCCGCTGCCTTCCCAATCAAATGTGTAAACTTCGGTGTGCCTCGCATAGCCACCAAAATTTCGTCAATCTTCCGGTTTGCTTGGCTCTGGATGGTAATGATTTCTTTGTTCATGGCCACCAAATTCGGCAAATCGTTTTCCATTTCCTTTTCCGTTGTCCGGCAATAAGCCATAAACGGCGCATAGTACTTTCCGTCATCAGTCCTTAGCGTGACCACATCAAAGCCTTGTTCGTTGACCTTATATTCCAACACCACGCCTTTAAGCACAACGCTCTTTTGCATATCCGGAAAATAAAGCGTGTCGCCCAGATTAGGCGTTGTCTGCTGCTTTTTCGTCATCGGCATCCCCGTTGTCAGCTGCGTTTTCCGCTTCAATTACAGCGATTTCTTCTTTTAACTTATCAATGCTTTTATTGTGCGCGCTTTTGATACCGAGGGCTTTGGCCTTTTCTCTAATCTCTTTTTCGTCAGATTTGGCCGCTTCGGTATCCGGACGGATAATATATTCCGGATCAGGCACAACGACAGAAGCCGTTTCATCATCCGCAACCTGCACAACAACTTCTTCAAAGCCGTAAATATCACCGTTATATTCAAAAATTTCGCCGGCTTTAACTTCGGACTTTCCGTCCGGCATCAACACATTGTGATTTGCTCTATACTTTGGCATCTTGTTTCCTTTCAAAAAAATAAGCCTCCCGACTTCAACAGGAGGCTTTAATGGGTTTATAGGAGATTTGTCTTTTGTTTCTTTTGATAAATCGGAAGAACTTTCTCACACACATCTTCCGATCATATCCAAAATATAGCATATATTTTGAAAAGTGTGCAAAAAAGATGTTGCATTTCTCAACAAAAGTGTTGCATCGGTTAATAATTGGTTAAAATTCTATCCAGTCCGTCATGGAAGATGCGCCATAGCGAGGTGCGTTCAAGCTCTCTTGAGGTAGCCTTTTCTTGATAGAGTTCGCGTGAGATGCGTTTCCAACTCTTTCCTTGGCAGCGTTTCTTGACCACTTCGCGTTGCGGTGTTTTGAGCTTGGGCAGCCATTCCAGAGCTTCGCTCCAAATGTTCAAATCCTCTTGCGTCAGATTCCGCCAATCACGCGCCGCATCTTCGGTCAAATCTTCCAATGATCTCAAGTCATCCGGAATAACCACCATCGCGCCGAGTGTGCAGCCGGTCGTTTTTCTAAACACCGGAGGCAATATTCGGTCAACTTCAAACGCTCTCCGGAGCAAGGTTTCAATTTCTTTGGTGTCTCTTGGCTGCAGCATCTCACATACTCCTTTCTTTTATTCTATTCGCCATTCCAAAATTTTCAAAATGGTTAAACCCATAGCCCTGCGCCATGGCTTAACCGGATAAACGATTAAAGCAATAGCGGTCATCACAAGTGCCGCTATAACAATCAACCAATTCAATATAAATCTTCGTACCATTCTTTTGTCCTCGCATTCAATAACGACAAACGCTTTCCGGCATTTGCCTTGATATAAGCTAAAATCTCTTTGTCGCTGTCGTTCTTAAAAAACGAAATTCCGGCTTCACCAAACAACAGTATAATCCATTCTTTCAGAGTGTGCGTT